CTAACTCAACAGGAGATTTAGGAACGATAATTGCAAATGACAACTTCGAAGGAGAAGTGTATTTGACAGTACAGGATGGACAGTATTTAAAATTAAGCAGAGCGCAGATCGTTGCACAGTAAGTATAGAAAAAGCACACAATGACTTGATAAAAGATATTCGTAGATATTGCAAACAACTTTCACTGGGGAAAATTCCCCAGTCAGATTTTTTCGCAGAAGTAAGATACGAATTATCCGCCTTTACACATAATGATGCAATATAAAATACAGGAGAAAAATTATGAATAGAATACTTTGTGCTCTATTGCTTATTTGTATGTCTTGCAGTTTAGCAGTTGGATGTAGCAATAAGAAAGAAGGCACTGAAAATATTAAGCAAACAAATGGATTGGAAAAAGAAAGACTCGATAATCAAGCAGAGATTACAAGCAATATTGCGGAGATTGTAACTACGCAGTTGCCAGAAAATATGCTGAGAGCAGGTGTTGTCGAGAGTCCGGAACTTCAACTTAAGGATGCGAAAGTGGATGAAAATATTTTCACTGTATCGTACAACAGTGCTACTGGAGTGGAATTAGCCTTTACATATGATCTGGACAAAGAAAAATTGAAGAGGTTATACTTATCGATAGGAGAAGGGGAACTTGATGAATATGCAGAATTGCTTACAGGAATTGTATATCTGTCAGAATTTAAGTTTTCTGATGATGAAATAGAGCAGATAGCCAGTATGGTGTCAAATGAAATTACGGAGTTAGAAATAGGTGATTACAAAATTAAGCAAGTATCTTTTCCGAGTCCGTTATTTAGTATAACTCCAAAAACATCATAGTAGTTTATGAAATACAAAATACGAACGGTGCCACCTGCATAAGTAGGTGGTTTTCTTATACCCAATTTTAAGGAGAACATAAATGAAGTTAATTGAATATTGGGGAGGAGTCCTTTCAGGGCATGTTCCTGATCTCCCCGGAAAGAACAGAAAGACATGGCGAAATGCTGTGTCTTATTTTAATTCCATAAGGTAGGATGGGAAAATTTTGAAAAACCTCTTGACATCTTGCTATACGATTGTTATATTAAATGTGTAACCGTTAAATAAATAATTGTGTAACCAGAAAGGAGAAGCGAGATGTCACCAGCAAAAGGGAGGCCGCCGTCAAAGAATCCGAAAAATATTGACACGAGGATAAGACTATCAGAGCAAGAAGCGAATATGCTGGAGTTTTGTAGTAGTAAAACCGGATTAACAAAGGCGGACATCATAAGAAGAGGTATTAAGAAAATTTATGATGAAATCGTACTTGACAAATTCAAACAATAGAAAAAAGAGATTCGCCCACCTACCAAGTTTAACGAATCTCTAATGAAAAAACACAACGAAAAGGTTGTGCTATTTATAATATAACACATCCTTTTCGTGAAATCAATGAAAAGGAGAAATTTTATGTACAATTTCTATGTATTAGATGGAAAGAAACTGATCGATTACAAGCCGAAAAGAGAACACTACGCAAGAGCGTTGGAGCGAATTACAGATGCAAATGGCGGTTATGATTTAGAAAGACTCTGGCAGGAAAGACCGGATCAATTCAAACAAATATTATACCTGTCCATTAAATTTATTGAACATGTTTTTGACAATAATTCTGACTGCTCTCAACAGGAAACACAATCGTGGTTCTTCATTGTAGAATTTATCAATCAGATGGTTGCAAAAATCACACCGAGACAGTTCATGGAGATATTTCCTATTGCCAAGGACTATGATGGTGAAAAATATGGGTGTAAAGATTATTTCTATACCAAAGATTATATGGCACGTTTGGGATATGATGCACCTATCGGAGAGGAAAAAGCCAGCGAGTTTTTACTGGAGTACTGGAATCCTCACATTATGGAATACGCAATTCATTGGATGGGAATCATCAATCAGATGCACCGTCTAAATGGTGGACGTGATATTTTCGTAGAATTCATGGAAGAACAAGGTATTTCTATTCCTACCTATCATAAGGAAGGAAATTATCTGGTGAATAACGAAACAGGTGAGAGATATAAAGTTCAGAAGCCAAAAAGAAGATTGAGAAAATTGTTTAGTGTAGTTTCAAATAAGTAGGAGGAATCGATCATGGGAAATAACGTACAAGTATTTAATAATAAGGAATTGGGATTACAAGTAAGAACGTTGCCAAATCCAGATGGAAGTATTTCTATTAGTGCAGAAGATACTGCAATTGGATTCGGATGGTGTAGAACTGAAAAGAGAAATGGGAAAGAGTATACATCTATCAGATGGGAAAGAATGAATGGTTTTAGCGAAGAATGTGGCTTCGCCCACAAGTGGGCGAAAGATGATTACATTCCAGAATCACTGTTTTATCGTCTTGGAATGAAGGCAAGCAACCCAGCAGCTGAAAAATTTCAAAACTGGCTTGCGCTGGATGTTATTCCGTCTATCAGAAAGACGGGCTCCTATGAAATGCCAAAGAAGAAACCTGCCCACAAAGAAAAACTCCCATCAGTCAATCAAATGGTAAAGAACATCAAAGGTGCTCTCAATGATGCAGGAGTAGACTCTAAGTACATAGCTGCTGAAATTATCCGTATTTATTCAGACAACGGGTATCCAGTGAAAGTGCCGCTGGTTTCAGAAGTTCCGGTCTTGTGGGATTGTACTACGATGGCGAAAGAGTTTGGTATTTTATCGGAAAGTGGCAGACCACACGATAAGGCAGTAAGTGCTATCATTCAGAAGTTGGATGTTTCAGAGGACGAAATTGTAAAGACAGCTTATAGCAGGAATGGACATGACGGCGTTACTGTTCAATATAAAGATTCTGTTTTCCAGAAAGTAAAAGAATGGCTGGAGGAAAATGGGTATCCCACACTCATTGAGCATCGGTTATCAAATGGTAATACAAATAAATGCAAAGTTGTATATCAGGAGGTGGCGTAAGATGAATTTATATGAAAAAATTAAGAGAGAAAACTTGATGATCCCTGTTGCATTTAGAATGAAATTTGAACAGGCAGAAGATTTGTTGAACCATGCTCCAAGTGAATTTGATCTTGCTTTATCGTCATTCAGATTCGGATATATGCAAGCGCAGAGAGCAGAAAAAGTGAATAAGACTAAAGCGGAGAATAATCAGTTGCAGAGCCTTTTGTCGCAGTTAAGATTAGAAGATTATAAAATTAAACGCCAGATAGAAGCAATCTTATACAGGTATTTGGATAAACGTGACAGACTTCCAGATACAGAGCAGTGTGATCGTAAGAAATCCATTGTGAAGATTGTGGAGAATATGGAAAATGAAGAGTGTTTGGAACTTGTAGAACGGTTCGCTAAAAATCTGGCAAGTAGTGAGGTGGCGTAATGAAAGAGAATAGAGAGAAATTAAGCACAGCGGCTAAATATAAGAAGAACTTCATTATCAGCAAGCTGAAAGAAATGGACGAATGTCATATAAATCGCGTATATGCCTTTATGCAAGGCTGTACTGGAAATCCGGTCAAATAACTAAATACAGTAATCAGGGCATCTATCAGAAATGGTAGGTGCTCTTTTTATACAAATTTTTAACACGAGGTGGTGAGTAAATGGCAGATGGAAAAGTTGTAATTGAAACCGATCTGGATTCTTCCGGGATAGAAAAAGGACTTTCCAAGCTTGGGAGTATAACAGCAAAAGGGATGAAAGCGGCAACGGTAGCGATCACGGGAACTGCAGCAGCACTTGGTGGAGTTGCAGCAGCGGCAATCAAGGTGGGTTCTGATTTTGAATCTCAGATGTCTAGAGTTAAGGCTATCTCCGGAGCAACAGGAGAAGAATTCGAGCAATTAAAGGCACAGGCAATGCAGTTAGGTGCTGATACCTCATTTTCTGCTAGTCAGGCAGCAGAGGGAATGGAGAATCTGGCAGCAGCTGGTTTTACCACATCCGAGATCATGAATGCAATGCCGGGACTTTTAAATCTGGCAGCGGCATCCGGTGAAGATCTGGCGAGCAGTTCGGATATTGCAGCATCAACGTTAAGAGGATTTGGACTGGCGGCATCCGATGCAGCACACGTTGCGGATGTTCTGGCGGCGAATGCAAACCGTACGAATTCCTCTGTAGCAGATACCGGAGAGGCAATGAAGTATATAGCTCCTCTTGCAAGGGCAGCAGGACTTAGTTTGGAAGAGACAGCAGCGGCAATCGGAATCATGGCGAATGCCGGAGTGAATGGCAGTCAGGCTGGTACTTCTTTAAGAGGAGCGTTATCACGGCTTTCAAAGCCAACGAAAGACATGTCTGAGGCTATGGATGAACTTGGAATTTCCTTCTACGATTCCAACGGGAAAATGAAATCCCTGACGGAACAGGTTGGAATGCTCAGACAGGCAACAGAGGGAATGACGGATGAGCAGAAAAATAATTATCTGGTCACCCTGTATGGACAAGAAGCATTGTCCGGTATGCTGGCATTGATCAATGAGGGAGAAGGTTCTCTAGGAGAATTGACAGAGGCATACAGGAGTTGTGATGGTGAAGCACAAAAGGCTGCAGAAACGATGCAGGACAATCTATCTGGTGCGTTGGAGCAGCTTAGTGGATCAGCAGAAACATTGGGGCTGGCGTTTTACAACAGCGTAGCAAACAATCTGAAAAATGCAGCAAATACGGCAACAGAAAGCATCAACAATATTACAGATTCTTTCAACAACGGTGGTCTGAATGAAGCAATCCAGACAGCAGGTGATGAATTTGCAAATCTTGCAGTAGAAGCAGCATCCCATGCCCCAGAAATGGTAGACACAGCAGTTGATTTTATAGAAGCATTTGCTTCTGGAATTGCTTCGAACAAAGGAAGAATTCTCGGTGCGGCCGGAGAGATGGCGGAGTCTATGGCATCCGGTTTGGCAGAGTTGTTACCATCCAAACTGCAAGAGCCGGTTGAGGATGCGATTGATGCAGTGGCAGAGTCATTGAGTGACGGTGGCTTGAGGGAAGCTGGAGAAACAGCGGTTGATACTTTAAGTAATGTAGTAGATGCTGTTGGAAATCTGGCTGATAAAGCGCTCCCGCCGCTGACAAAGGCGCTGGACTTTGCAGGAGAGAATCTGGACTTGATCGCAGCATCAGCAACGGCAGCTTTTACCGCTTTTAAGGGGTACAAAGTTGTCAATGAAACAACATCTATATTGAAAAAAGGTGTGAAAACATGGAAGACCGCTTCTGCAGCAGTGGATGCTTACTATGCTGCACAGCTTCTGGCTATGGAAAGTGGTGTTGCAACAAACGCTACACTTACAGCCGGGCAAGCAGTTGTTGGCATGTTTACAGGAAAGGTGAATTTAGCCACAAAAGCACAAACTCTTTGGAACGTTGCTATGAAAGCGAATCCGATTGGTCTTGTGATTTCTGCGGTAGCAGCTCTGGCAGCAGGTCTTGGTGTTTATGCTTTGACGCAGAAAGAAGCGGAGTCTGCTACAGATAAAGCCAATAAAAAACTGGCAGAGCAGGCAGAAGCAATCCGAGAAACTCAGGCTGCAAGACAAGATGAAGTTGCCGGAATTCAGACGCAGTTTGGTTATTATCAGCAACTATGGGATGAGTTACAGGGAATTGTTGACCAAAATGGGAAGATAAAGGAAGGATATGAGGAACGTGCAGCCTTTATTACATCCACATTATCCGAAGCACTTGGCGTAGAGATTGAAACGACAGATGGAGTAATACAGAAGTATGGTGAGTTAACGCAATCCATAGATCAAGTTATTCAAAAGAAAAAAGCAGAGGCAATATTGTCCGCTTATGAGGATGATTATACTACAGCGATAAAGAATCAGACACAAGCAGCAAAAGAAGTTTCTCGCACATTTGACGATTATTCTGAGGCACTAAGAGCATCCGAAGAAGCAACAAGAAAGTTGGAAGATGCCACTGCGTCAATGACTACAGAACAGGCAGCAGGTTCTTTTGAAATCATGCGTCTTCAACAAGCACAGATGGAAGCTGATGCAGAATTACTTGAAGCGGAAAAGGCATTTGATAATGCGAAAACTGCTTCCAATGAGTATTTGACTACGATATCAAATTACGAAGCCGCAATGGGGGCAGTTGAATCCGGAAGTGAAAATGCCGCTCTTTCTGTTTTGGCATTGGCAAATGATATGAAACGCGCTGGGGAAGCGAGCGAAGAAGCTTTGAAAGAACAAGCTGAAAGTTTTCTGCAAAGTTATGACGATATGCGTGCAGCAGCGGCGGAAAAAGGTTCTGGAGTAACGAATGAAATGGTGACTCAAGCTCGTATCATGTGGCTCATGGCTCAAATTGAATACGAAAAGGGATCTACTAATAATATCGCTTCGATTGAAGCTTATCAAAATGAAATCAATCAATTACTCGGAAATTCAGGCAATCCAGAAGCAGCAGCCCAAGAAGCGAAAGAAACCACAGAAGCTGCAACGAACGCTTTACAAGAGGGAAAAGAACCAGTGAAGCAAGCAGCAAAAGACACTATCGAGGGTGGCGTCAGTGAGGGAGCGGCAGAGGCAGATACTTCTACGGTTCCTGCTCAAAAAGGAAAAGAGGCGGCGGATAGTACTGCGAATTCTGTAAACAGTGGAAAAACTGCGATCAATGAAGCAGCAAAAAGCGCTGTGAATGAGATCAATACAGGTGCAAGTACTACAGATACGACAACGGTTCCTTCCAGCAAAGGAAGTGAGGCAACACAGTCTCTAATTGATGCGTTGCATGCGAATTCCAATGCCGTATTGACGGCAGCGGCTTCCTTAGGCGGTCAGATTCCACAAGGACTGAATGGCATGGATATGTTGTCAGCTACGGCAGGATTTGGAAACAACGTAGGTTTTGGACTGTCATCCTCTTTGAGCGGTCAAGCCCCAGTTGTGCAGGCGGCTGCATCAGGATTGGAAAATGCGGCTTTATCAGGACTTTCATCTGCAAATGTTTCGGGACAAGCGCAGGCAATGGGAAGTCAGATTGCAAACGCGCTTGCAAATGGAATTGTTGGTGGTTCTGGATCAGTAAATGCGGC